CGCCGTGAGTGCCGCGATGATCCATCGAGGCTTGACCTTTCCCAAATCGCGCACCTTTTACACCGCCCAAACGGGGCAGGATGCCCGCGACTGGTGGCGTGATGCTGTCGCTGAACTGGCCGGGACGCCCCTGGCTGGACGTTTCCAGCTACGCCGGTCCGCTGGGTCCGAGGCCATCAACTGGCCAAACGGGTCCACCCTTCGCGTATTCAGCCCACAACCTGACGCGCTCCACGGTAAAGACACGGACCTGGTAATCGTCGACGAGGCGTGGTCCTTCACCCCGGACCGTGGCCGGGCGCTAGTCCAGGCCATTAGCCCCACACAGCTGACGCGCCCGTTCGGTCAAATATGGTGGCCATCAACGGCCGGCGACGAATCGAGCGACTTCCTAAAAGACATCATCGAGCGCGGCCGGGAAAGTATCGCGGACCCTGACGCATCCATCGCCTATTTGGAGTGGTCCTGCCCGCCGGAACTGGACCCACTGGACCCTGACTCTTGGCCCCAATACCATCCAGCCTTTGGCCTGACAGTTAGCCATGACGCACTAAAGGGCGAACTGGACCGCATGGGTGCCGCCGATTTTGCGCGTGCCTACGGCAACGTCTGGCCCGCCCCATCCTCTGGCGCCGGCTGGCCGGCCGGGGTATGGGAGTCCGCCGCCACTGATGCCAAACCGGAAGGGACTTTGGCATGGGGCGCGGACGTTTCCATGGACCGGGACCGGGCTACCATCGCCACAGCTGCCCGGGTGGACGGTGTGGTCATCGTGGAAATCGTCAACCAATGTCCACCCAGCGACGCTGCCGCGATGCTTAGGGAATACCAAAAACGTCACGGCGGACGGATTTTTGTGAACCCGTACGGCCCCGCCGTGACGCTCGACGATGACCTTACACGCGAAAAGGCAGACTATGAATCCATTGGGTCAATGGATTACGCGTCAGCCTGTGCCCAGGTCTTTGACGGGGTCCGCTCTGGGTCTATGAAATACCGGCCGGACGATGACCTGAACGCGGCCGCGGCAACAGCTGGACGCCGCAACATTGGGGAGCGCTGGGCATGGGCCCGCAAAAATGGTGTGGATGTTAGCCCATTGACCGCCGCAACATTGGCAGCCTGGGGAGCGACACGCCCAAGCACTGCCGCGCCCAAACCTACCTGGCACGTCCCCGGTAAGTGATACGATTTACCCGTGGTGAACCCGTTGGTTCTGACTAATCGCCCTGCCCGGGTCGACCTTGACCTGTACGCCGGCGATACTGTCGCCATCCCTGTCGTCGTGTACCAGGGCGAGGACCGCGTAGACCTGACCGGCACAAATACCGCGGCGGTCCGCATTACGCCCCAGGAACCCGTAGTCGAGGACCTGCCCGTCATCATCGAGCTGACAGACGCCGAACAGGGCGAGGCCATCATCTACGTCGACGGGACCGGCGGATTCACGGACGGATTTACCGGATTCTGGGACTGGGAACTAATCCAAGAGGACGACATCACGACCCGCACAATCTGCGCGGGCACCATTACTATCGCGGCGGATGTGACACGTAATGCCTAACGGTGAAATCCGGATCGAACTCAACTCCACGACCGGCCCCCAGGGTGAACCCGGCGCAACTGGGGCAACGGGAGCGACAGGTGCCCAAGGTATCCAGGGCATCCAAGGTATCCAAGGTATTCAGGGTATCCAAGGTGAGCAGGGCATCCAAGGTGTTCAGGGCGAGCAAGGCACCCCCGGTGTGGACGGCGCGTCCTCCACGATTTTCCCCTATCAAGCCAAGACGACGATCACGACCGGCGACCCATTGGCCGGGCACCTGATCTGGAATAACGCCACCCAAATCAGCGCCACCCAAATCAACATCAGCCACCTGGCACAGGGCTCCCTAGACATTGACGTGATACTCGGGCTAATCAAGACCGGGGACGCGTTAGTGGTCCAGGATGAGGGCGTATCAAATAACTATCAACGGTGGCAGGTCAGCGCCACCCCAACAGTTCAAACGAGCTACGTCGAGGTCCCTGTCACGCTGGACTCCAGTGGCGGCACAGGTACATCAAACTTTTCTAATAACCACAATCTGTCACTTTTCGTCTTTTCCACTGGGGCGCAAGGCCCCCAGGGCATCCAGGGCATCCAAGGCATCCAAGGCCCCGCCGGCCCCACGGTCGTATCGACAGACGCCGGGAACCTTGCCTCACTGGGCACAGACTCCAAACTATTCGTGGACCCCACGCCTGTGGACGCGAAAGTGGCTAAGTCAACGCTGACCGCTAAGGGCTCCCTGATAACTGCGACCGCATCGAGCACGCCGGCAGAGTTGACACTAGGGACCACTGGCTACGTCCTGACAGCTGACAGCGCCCAGGCCACTGGCATCAAGTGGGCCGCATCGACGGGCGCCGATGGAAAGGTCATCACCCAGACCGGCGCCACCACACCGAACAACGCTAACGGCGCAAACAACGATTACATGGTTTTATCTTATGACGGCGGCCAGGGTGGAACTAACTTTGCCAAACTCATTGGCCCGAAAACCGCCGGCGCATGGCCAACGGATGGCCAGATAGACGCGGACGGTAATCACATCTACCTCCCGACGCGGTCTAAGACGATGAAATCGTCCGACCTACTACCGGGCTGGCAAATGGATTTCAACACGGCTTGGGCCACTGGCACAGTCCCGTCCGACATGTCGCGTGAGGGCACGTTCGGCGGCGCCTGGTATTCCACGACCAGCGGCACACTAGCCGCGATGAGCCGCTACCGCTCCGCACAGAGTACAGGTATGGCTTTCTTCTCTGGGCAGTTCAAGATTACGACCCTGCCCGAGGCGTCCCGTTTCTTTTATTTTGGGCAAATCGTCGGCAGCGGCGGGGCCGTTTACGGATACTGCGCCCGCATTGACTCCGCCGGCGCAGTGACCATCCGCATCGAGGACGCTTTCGGGGTATCGTCCACCCTTGACTCCGGCATGACTGTCGCAGTTAATGACTCCGTTTTGGTCGAGCGTTTTGGCTACCGTTTCACGGTAATGAAAACAGCGACAACGGGCCGGGAGTGGTTAGACGCAGACGCCGCCGCAACACAACGCCCACTAAACGCCCGCATTGGCCAAGGCGCGACAGACTCACTTTACGCCCGTTTACTGGCCGCGTCATCGTTTGGCCTTGCCACTAACTCCACAGCGGTCCGCGTATCCGAGGTAGGTTTCACAGGATGAGCCGCCGATCCCAGCGCCTCACCGCCACAGTGGACTCACTCACCGCCGCCCAGCGCGTGAGCCCGCCACCACAGGCGAACCCCTGGGCCGTGGCCGATGCTCTAAGCGCCATCACGTGGCCAGAGATTTCCAAGACCGCGATGACGCGCCCGATGGCCATGACGGTCCCGGCCTGTGCCCGCGGCCGGAACCTGATCACGTCGACAATGGCCGGCGCCCAGTTGCTCGCATGGCAGGGCACGCAACTATCGACCGCGCCCGCCTTGTTTGATCAGCCGGACCCGGACCTGCCCCGCGCCGTGACCATCGCGTGGACCGTGGACGATCTGATTTTCTACGGTGTGGCCTATTGGCTGATCCTTGACCGTGACGTGCTGGGCTACCCCACGGCCGCGCGACGCGTTGACCCAAACCTGGTCGACGTCACAACGGACGGGATCGTGGAAGGCATCAACGGCCAACCCGTTAGTGGCTCGGACGTGATCGTCTTTCCCGGACTCCATGAAGGAATATTGGCTTACGGTGCCCGCGAACTACGCACAGCCTTTACCCTGTCGGACGCGGCTCGCCGTTTCGCCTCGGTGCCCCTGCCCGCCCTGGAACTCCACGACCTGTCCGAGGATGGCCTGAGCGCTGAGGAAAGACTGGCGCTCGTGGACGACTGGACGCGTGCCCGCGAACTTTCCGGCGTGGGCTACACAAACCGATCCTTAGAGGTCAAGACCCACGGCTGGTCCAGTCGTGACCTTCAGCTAGTGGAGGCCCGCGCGTATGCCGCGGCTGAGGTCGCCCGCGTGATGGGCATCCCCGCCGCCATGCTCGATGCCAGCCAGTCCGGCTCATCTGTCACATACAACAATCTCCAGGACGCCCGCCGCGACTTTACGGACTACACACTCAGCACCTACACCACGCCCATTGAGCAGCGACTCAGCATGGACGACATCTCTAGCCCCGGTGTGATGGCAGTGTTTGACCTTGACTCCACGATCCTCCGCGCATCGTTCGCGGACCGTATGGCCGCCTACCAGGTCGCCATCGCGTCCGGCGTTTACACGATCGAGGAACTGCGCCGCCGCGAAACCGGAACCCCTGGAACGGTGACACGATGACCACCATCTACTTGACAGCATCCGACGCCCCCGTGGCGTCCATTGACGGCCCCGCCCGTACCGTTCACGCCACGATCCTCCCGTGGGACAGTGTCGCAAATACCTCGGCGGGGCCGACCCGTTTCGCCCGTGGCTCGGTGAACATCACCGCCGCCCAAAATGTGGCATGGCTCATGGAGCATGACCGAAACCGCTTAGTGGGCCACGGCCAGTCTTTCCTCGATACACCCGCGGCGCTCGTGGGAACTTTCACAGCGCCGGACAACTGGGATGCAGAACTCCAGGCCGCGCATATGCGTTCGGGCTGGTCCGTTGGTGTGGACGTCATCCAGGCGTCAACCGACCGCGACGGCGTCCTAGTCGTCAGTAAGGCAGTACTAAGAGAAGTATCATCTGTATCTGTTCCAGCATGGGACGCCGCCCGAACCATAACCAACCCCTAAGGAAACCCAAATGAGCAAGCGCCAAACCCCGCGCCGCCTCACCGCGAGCGCTCACCTCACCGGCGACGCCGGCACCCCAGCCACGACCGTCGAGGAAATCGCGGCCTCTGCTGCCGCGTCAGCCATCGCCGCGACAGCTGTCACCCCGGGACCGGTCATCGAGCCCACCCCGGCCCCTGTCCTGGAAACCCCAGCGCCTACCGCTGTGGCCGCCGCACAGGCCCCCGTCATCGCGGCCCGCACGTCCCCACGCTTGACCACAGCACAGGCCGCCTCCATGGTCGCCCAGGCTAACCGCGGTGAAATCCCGATGGGACAACTCCAGGCCGCCCTCACCGACATCACCTACACCGCCAACGCTGACGTTTACCCCGACACCTGGCTGGGCCACGTTTTTGAGGGCATCAACTACCAGCGCCGTTTCGTGCCAGCAGTGGCCGCCGGCGCCCCCGTCACGTCCCTGAAGGTCACGGGATGGCGCTGGAACGTCGCGCCAGCCGTTGACGACTACGACGGTGACAAGGAAGCCGTGGCATCAAACGCCGCGACGACCGAGGCCATTGAGGTCCCCGTCAAGCGCCTCGCGGGTGCCCACGACATCGATCGCGCCTTCTTTGACCTTGGCTCCAGTGACTACGTCATGGGCTACTGGGCCGCGATGGCAGAGTCCTACGCCCGCCTCTCGGATCAGTACTGCTACACCGAGTTAGAGGACCAGGCAACGGACACGGGAACCAACGCGACCCCATTGGGCACAATCGTCCAGGCCGCAATGTCCGTCATGCCAATCGGCACCCCATCGTTCATCGGTATCTCGACCGAGGTGTACGCCGCGATGGCAGCAGTCAATACCCAGGAGGCGCTCGCGTTCCTCGGTGGCTCACTGTCGTTCGACGGTACCGGGTCGTTCGGTAATACGTCCCTCTTTGTTTCGGACTTCGTTGCCGCTAACACGGTCATTGCCGGCACTCGCGCCGCCGCATCGTTCC